ACTATCAACACATTGCTGTGCTTTCTAGTATTATGTTGTTATTTAAAAGCCTTTGTTATAGGGTTTCCAACGATTAGATAATTATCAGAATGTTTTCTAGTTATGTTGAATATTGCTCATTCCTACCAAGTATCCTACCAAAAACCTACCACGTTACTGACTTTTAATTAATGCAATACTATCATGTCAAAATAAAAAGAACAAGGAACTAATTCCCCTGTTCTCCATCTAACCATTTAAAAAAAGTAATTTTAGATACCTTGTATATCCTTCCGATTTTGACTACGTGAAAGGGAGGTTTATTGAATAATTCATAAGTCTGGCTTCGTCCTATCCCTAAAATCTCTTGTACGTGTTTTGGCTCAAGTGCTTCCGGTAGGCTATCCCTGTCTAATGCTGCCATCCTCATCCCTCCCTTCTAGTTATTACGGCTATATTCAGATTGAGCGCGAGCTTATAAAAAGCTTTCCAACGGATTTTTGTATATGTTCCTTCTGAAATGCTTGGTTGAAATTTAAAGCAGTACGTATTGTAATCGGTTAGATAATCCGAATCTTCTTGCATGTATCTTTCTTCAATCAGGAACTTTTCCAACTTAGGGAGGCGGCTTACCGCGCGTTCCAATCGTTCACAGAAGCTTTTTCTGTATGCCTGCTGTTCAGCATTGTAAATCGCAATAGAACCCGTTTGATCTCCAGTCTGATTAGTAGGTCCGTGATATCTTACTTCTGCGCTTGCGGTGATTGATGCTTCTCTTTCTTCAAAAGTTAAGTATTTAAACAATCTATATTTCTCCAGCGTTTCTTCAACAGCTTTCTGGGTTTCTTTTCTGTCTAATTCCGGCAATTCAAAGCTCATCTTCTTCCCCCATTTTCCAAAGAGGTTCCCTGGACTGGAGCCCAGGGCCAAACTAATTATTCTAAAGAATCGTCATCACTAAGGGTAACCTGAGCAAACGGATCATCATTTTCCTCATCTTCGCTTTTGTCAGAGTCATCCTGATTATCAATCTCTTCATCCTGGGCCACATCATCCAAAGTCATCTGATTTGGGGAAACACTCGCGGTACCGTCTTTCTCAATCTTGTATTCGACTCCTTCATGATCATCTTCATCATAGAAATCATCTACAGACATTTGAGACGGCTCCATAAGCAAGGTAACGCTTCTTCCAGCGTGCGGGTAAAGCTTGATTACCTTGTCATCAGAATCACCTTTGATATTAAACTTGAGGGTGGTTTTCTTGGAATCCTTTTGAACAGATACAAATTCAGCATTGAAAGTACCTGCTTTGCTTTCCTCAACATTAAGGATAACGATTGATCCAGCTAAACCGACAAGCTCCTGAGTGTTTGGCAGCTCATTACCTTGAACATGAAACTCCAGCACTTCCTTTTTGTCATCCTTTTGCATTTTCTTAAATAGAACATTCAATGTAGTTTTAGTCATAAATCATTCTCCTTTTAATTTTAATATCATTTTACGCCCCCGTATAGATGTTTTACGAGGTCGTAATAATTTTCACGTACTTTTACCCTCCAAGAAGACAAAACCCTTCTATGGACATTTAAATGCGATTTTTATTGTATTTAAAATGATGAAGCTCTTTCATGGCTGTTTTGTGCTTAGCCTTTAAATCTGTATGAGCCTTTTTAAGTTCCTCATGTGTCTGAACATGCACCGACAACCTGGCCGCCTTGGAATTTGCTACACTGTAATTAGAATTGATTTTCTTAATGGTTTCCTTCTGGCTTTTCACTTTATTCGCCGTTTGGATATACGATCTTTGAATCTCATCCAGCAAAGGTTTTAATCGTTTTGTTGAAACTGTCTTTTGGTTTTCCACAATTCTGCGAAGCTCGGCTAGTTCTTTCATGAGATGGCTCCTTCCCTGTTTATTCGTACTGTTCCTTAACGGTATCTTTTTTGAATATGAAAATATTTGTTTGGAGTTCCGATATATAGACCACCATTATTCCTTTCAAAATAGAAATACGGTTGTCGAATAAACCAGTGAAAATAACACCATTTTCTATTAGGTCTAATGCTAAACCTATGATTCTTGACAACTTTACCCTCATGCCAAAACATTACTTTTTCATGTTGCTTAAAGAATAAAATCTTTTTAGCTAACTTGTAAACTGTGTGTCCTTTATGTTTGTATATATCCATTTCCGTCTCCTTTCTATCGCACCGTTTGTGTCTACACTGCGGCTTTTTGCATCTTAGCGAACCAGCAGCCGTTTGGAAACATGGTAAGTGGATGCAGGAGTTTAAAACCCCTTTTCTCCAAATCCTTTATCGCTTCCTCGGCCTCAACTTTATTGCGCCGCCGGACAACAACCGGCCGGAATTCTCTGGCCATTAATATCCTTCTTCCTGACGTTTCAAGTTGATCGCATTTTTCTTAAAATAAGCAGCTTCGATTTGTTCATAATCCAATCCAAGGAGTATTCCAAGAGTTATCAGATTGGTAAGTAAACCGTTGTATTCTGAAAGGACTGCGTTTTTCCTGGCGTAATGGTAATTAATATTTACTTCGAGATCGCTGATTGAAAGAAAAACCTGGTTGAGCATTTTGGTGATGTTCTTCCTTGCTCTATACGGAATCAATATTTCTTCGACTTTTGCCTCAGATTCAATTCCAAGCTCCAAGGCAAGTTCTAGAGTAAACGAAATGCAATCTGCATACTCTTCAAGAAGTTTAGTTATTCTTGGCGTTCTGTCCTTACTCCAATGCTTCCAAGAGCGTTGTTCATTGGCCAATTCACCCAACTCAACCCGTAATGCTAAAATTAAATTTTGGATAAGATCCTGACCTTCCAAAGCATTAGTCTCGATAATTTTCTTGCGAACCACCTTTTGAGCTTCAAATAATTTTGTTAGATTCATATAACACGACTCCCATCATTAAATCCTTTTCAAGTTCAATTAATTTCTGGAGGTAAAATTCCGCCTTTTCCAAATCCTCTACACCGTTTTTGTCCTGATAACGAGTCACGTATTTCAAAACATTTATCCGATAGAACCCCCTCAATTCATCTTTAGAGAATTGAGCTTCACAGAAACCAATCACATCAATACCGTTCTTGTGATAATGGTCTGGTTTGTTTATAACATCTTCAGCAGTCTGAGGAGTATCACCGGATTTTAATGCCTTTTTCTCTAAATCATCCATGTGGATTCACCCTTTTCTTTCTTCTAGAACACCAGACTGAACAAAGATGTTTCTGAATGCGCGATTCAAGCGATCCTTCTTTCTTTTGGCTAGAGACTTTTTCATCCGACGTTTTTGTTTATCCGTCATACTTTAGCCACCTTCTTTTTCTTTTTAGGCTTGGTAACTGGATTTAAGATGGCATCTATAACTTCATGTTGGTAATTAGGTTTAGCATTAGAAATATTTCCTGACCACCATATTGATTTAGCTATTTCAGCAAGGATATATGCGTCAACCACGTTGTCACTTGCATGCACAAAGCCGAAATGTTCTTCCACCGCCTTCATAACAGCAAGCTTTTTATCTTTACCTACTAGTCTTTTTTTGTGGCCAACCTCTCCAACCCAACCAGTGACATTAACGAACTTTTTAACAGCGTTAGGAGCTGCTTCATAATAACTTAGGTTCCTTCTGAACAAAGCGTTTCTAATACTTCCATGTATCCATCCTGCTTGTGCTGCACGTTGAGTGTCGAACGGGACACCTTCAATGCAGATAACATCACCAGGTAAGACGTGGGCCATGATTTCATCAGTTAAGGTAACAATTCGTTTTGGATCTACTGAACCTAAACCTTTCAATTCTTTCGCTTTCAAAACGATACCGCCCTGGTCCATTGCCACAAAACCAGTTTTAGTTGATGGATCAATTCCAACAAATCTCATGTAACCATCCCTTTCTAATTATCCCGACTCCATGAAATCTGTGGAGCTATTTTTAAATAATGAAGCCTGTACTCATAAAGCTTTTTATTCGGAGCTTTGTAATAAATGAGCGTTTCTTCTAAAATAAGTTGGTAATGGAATGCGCAAAGGGGAACAAGTCCCCACGTTTTTTTGCGGTTTTCAGTGCATTCCGGATACTCACATTTGTGCATTCCGTTTTCTCCTTTCTTGCAATTCTTTAGCTGCTGCATACCTGACTTTTAATCTAATATTGTTATCCATGGCTATTTGATAGAGTTGATGATTAGTAGCCTGATTTAAATTCATATTTTACGACCTCGTAAGTTTTTGGTTAAAAAAAATGTCCTTTAGAAAAATAGGAATCCTTGCATGTAAATCATCGAACCATTGCTGATCACCATAATGTAATGCCAAGTGAATGATTTCGTCGAAGTCTTCTTTCTCTAAGGCTAATTCTTTACATTCGTAAAGTTTATCAAGATCTATCCATAGATGATTTTCCTTGCCTTCAAACTGAGTTCTTATACGACAGTTACCGTTTATCTCAGATATAGTTGTGATAAATCCAATGGAGTTATTTCTATGTGGTATCCTGACCCAGTCACCAATTTCAAATAACAATTCATTTTCGCCCATTGTTTTACCGTCCTCTCACTATTTTTTAATCTGATCAGGTAGCTCTGTGAATTTTTGCTTCCAGTTTAAGAAAAGCAACTTAAACTCATTCACACCTATATCTCGACCCTTAGCAAAAGTTTGGTTAATGATTTTCCCCTGAGAGGTCCTTTCGTTTTCACTCCAAAGGAACTCAACGACATCCGCATCCTGTTCAATGGAACTCGACTCCTTTAAATCCGCTAACACAGGCCTTCTTGGTATTCCACCTTTATCAGAATCCCTGGTCATTTGTGATAGCATCATAAAGCAACAATTTAGTTCCATAGCTATTTGTTTTGCTTGACCTGTGACTCGTCCAATCGCGAGGGCCCTGGTATCACCATTTGTCTGAGGGATATTCATGATTTGCAAATAGTCCACTACGATCATGGCAATCTTTCCGTGCTTCCTCTTAAACTGCTTGGCAGTAGCCTTGATTTCATCGATCGTGACACCGGAGCTATCCTGCATAAAGATGGGCAGGTATTCGAAATTGTCATAAGCCATATCAACAAGCTTTTGCTCTTTTTGATTCAGGTCTTTCATTTTGATTCTTTGGAAAGGGATACCGGTTTCAGCTGATATCATCCGATCTTTTAAAGAATCTCTTTTCATTTCCTGACTCCAAATAAGCACGACACCTTCTTTTTGTTTAGCGACCCCATTTATTCTTTGTAAGGCCAATGCGGTTTTTCCAACCGACGGTCTACCTGCACTAATGAATAGCCAACCTCTCCATATTCCTTGAGCCCACTTGTCATATTCAGAAAATCCTGTCTTGATGAACTCGGCCGGCGTTTTCAAATGCTTGTAATATTCCTCTCTAGATTCTGAAAAACTAAGCATCTTTGCATTATCAACTGGCCTTAATTCGGTCACCAGCTGCTCAACATAGGAAAAGAATTCTTCATCCGTTTCATAATCACTTCTGGACATACCTTCAATGATTTGAGCTGTATTTTTAATCCTGCGTTCCATAGCCTTTGAACGGATCATTTCAGCATAGAATTTAACATTTGCAGTGGTGGGACAAGATGCAGCTAATTCAGATAGATACGGAACACCACCAATTTTTTCGATATTCCCAAATTTAACGTAAGCCTCAGTAACCGTTATAATATCCACAGGTTTTCCACGCTTTTCTAGGAATCTCATTACTTTATAGATTTCTTTATGCTTTGGAATTAGGAAATCCCGTTCTTCCAAAAAAGTAATTTCATCAAGTACATCCGGATCCAGGAAGACTGCACCTAAAACGGATTGTTCCGGAGCCATTTCAGTTCCAGTTGAAATCATTTGGATCTCCACCTCGAGCTACCCACTGTTGAAACTCAATATCTTTATCGCGGGAATCGATTTGTTTTTTAGGCTGGGAAGGTTTCTTTTGACTGGCCATTTGCATTGCTAATTTTGCAAATTGTTTTCTAAAAGTGGAAGCTGATAAAATATTTGTTCTCCAAAAATTATCAGTTACGACCCAATCCATAACGTCTTTGGCAAGACGTTTTTCAATCTTTTCAAGCTCCACCAGCTTCCTAAAATCATCTGCCCATGTTTGCAAATTTGCTCTGGCTATTAAATGCTCAATACCAGCTTCCTTGGCAACATTTTTAACAAGACCATGAAAGTAAACAGCCATTTTGAAATAAGAATCGTCTTCTCCGTACACTTTTTTCATGGCTGCCTTTTTTTGTTTTTCCGGCTTAGGGATAGAAGCTGCAGGAGTCGTCGTTTCTTTAGAATCCCATTCATCGTAGTTTTTGTTCACACTCAATTTCCTCCCCCCTTTTGAATCTTCCACTACTTCAATGATTTTCTTTTTAATGAGTTGGTCCAAAGCGTTTTGCACTTGGCCTTTACTGGCTTCAATTTTTGATGCAATGTACGAAAGAGGCATGGTGTGCGCCGTTCGTCTAAAACCGTAGGTATAGCGCCATACGGCCAAAACAATTCTAAACTGAGTACCATTTAAACTTAGCTTCATGATCTGTTCGAGTAATTCATTAGCAATTCTTGTGTATCCATTTTCAGTTTGTGGATTTGCCATTTAGCTTCATCCGTTCTTTAATATCTTCAAGCGTCAAAACACCTCAATTTCATAATGTGTTCCAGCCTTTAATCCTTTCTTGCTTAGAGCTCTTATGGTCGTTAATTTCGCCAACTCCGTCATGTTGTTGCTACTGGATAAGTGAGTAAGGTAAATTTTTTCTCCAACACCCTTCACAAGCTTAGTAAGGGCCTCGGCTGTTTGTGCATTGCTTAAATGTCCAATGTCGGAAAGAATACGCGCCTTTACGCTGTTTGGATAAATAGAATGTTCTAGCATTGCAGGCTCATGGTTCGACTCTATGATAAAGAAATTGCTATATTTCATAGTCTCTATCATTTCAGAATCTACCTTTCCAGTATCCAAGCAAACAGAAACTTTATCCCCAACGTTATCCACAATCGCATATCCTAAAGGCTGAAAAGCATCATGATGAACTTTAAATGGCGTTACATCAAAACCACTTACTAACATGTTGCCAACAATTTCATGCCACAATTCCTCATTTACTCCCTTAATGCTTTTCCATTCGCCTTTAGAAGCAAAAACAGGTATTTGATATTTATTTGCCAAAGTAATGCCTTTGACGTGATCAGAATGTGCATGTGTTATTAAAATGGCATCTATGGAGTCGGGACGAATCCCGACCTCCAGCAGCCTTTTTTCAATCTTCGTTTTAGCGATTCCTACATCTACTAAGATGGTATTTCCAGAGGACCGGACAGCAATTACGTTGCCGCCTGATCCACTAGCTAAAATATCAACCTTCATCTTTTTACCTCATTCCAATTCATCTTCATCAGAACGTAGAGTATCCTGCATGTCGATATGCATATCCATCAACTCAAGCAATCCAAGAAGCTGCGGCAAGGTAGGTTCTCCTTTAATGTCCCGAGCATTCTTTTCAATGTACTCAGTACGAGCTTTTCCTTTTGGAATACCGAGCCTTTCAAATTTCTTTACCATTTCGGTTTTGGCTTCATCGATGGCATTTAAATCTTCATTCTTTGGCTTACTCGGCTTTTTAGGATTATCGATAACTTCATGGTTAGGAGTAATGTCCTTACGTTCCTGAGGCTTATATTCAGGGACTGCATTTCCTGTTGGCTGCGGAATATCCTCGTCTCCAAACTCTAAGCCGTACTGCTTTTTTAACGCCCGCTGCTGCACATGTTTTCCGAACATATCAGCTGTCCACTTCACCCAGTTATCTTTATTTTGGCCTTTAAACATATGCTCAATTTCAGCACGATCCATAATGACTGTTACCGGACGTTGCCCTTCACGGTAAGATATTGAGTAGGCTCCAATAATTTCACCTCGGGGAAATCCGATTTCATGAGTAACCACTTCAAGTTCTTTGGTTTCGGAATTCTTAGCAACTTTGAATTCATCATTTTCGCAAACCATTTGAGTATCGGGTGGCTGGAACCCTTCTTGTTCCCGGGCCTTTGAAAGGTACGCTTCGGCAGCAAATTGGATGCGGGCTGTATTGCCGTACTTGATGAAAAAGATTTCATTTTTGAATGGATCAAGGCCATAACTTGCAGCCTTATGAGCGAATAAAAGAAATTCTTGATCATTGGCTGTTGGAGCAATTGAATTACGAATGACCTGCAGCACTTCCGGTTTGAATGCTTCATTAATTTCCGGTGTATATTGAACGATTGAATTATTGTTTGCCATGTTTTTAGTTCCTCCTAGTATCTTTTGTTTATCCAATGAGTAATTCTGGATTTTCGTAAATGTTACCTACTACATATAAACTATCGCCGTCAAAATCCACGAAATCATAATCCTCTTTGCTCGGATCATTTACTTCCCTATTTTTCAAAAAGAAATTTGCATAATGTTCATCCCAAGTAACAATGTAATACTCATTACTTACAGGATTGAGAAGAATATCATTTGCGAATATTTCCATTGGTTGTGCTTCTTCCGGAGCATTATCCTTTAACCCGGTTGACAGCATGTATTTAAGATGCTCCAGCTTTTCTACACTTCCATAAATACCTCGATCGCCTTCCGGGGTGCATTCCTCTATATCAATAAGCCTTTCAGCCATAATCCCTGAACCATCAAAGTAAAAATGAATGTCTTCCTCTTCTCCCAGATAATACATTTTGTTTTCAACGTTATCCCATGCCCGGACCCTAATTTCCTTCATCTTCACACACCTCCGTTTCAGTTAAAGTTCAATCAGCAGTCTTAAATTGAAACCCTTTAACCTCAATTAGATAATCTTCCAAACTATCTTCCAGAACCATCTCACCGTTGCTAGGACCAAGTACAACTGAATCCCCTTTAAGGACTTCATTTCCAAAATAATCAGTGCCGAAGTGCTCCGGCTGTGCAACAAGATTTGCATAGCCGGTTTTATTGACTGCAGTAACAATCGGATGTTCTATGTCAGCCATTGGGCAACTCCTTGATTTGACCTGTTAGACGATGGACAATGTGCAATTCTCCTGGGAGGTTCTTTACGACTAACCACTGATTGGTGTCTTTAACCCCTGCCCATTCCATGGCTTTGCGTTGGTTTAAAGTGGGTCTTTTACCTGATTTCATTCAGCATCCACCCCTTCAATTTTTAACTTCTGACCTGCAACAACCCTTGAAACAATCAACTGGCCAACAGGCTGCTTAAAGCTTGTAATCGATTCAGCGTTATCCACAAAAACAGGTGTTATTAGGTCGCTCTGCTGAGAAAGAACATCCCTAAGCTCTAGCCCTGCCCTTATACCTTCTGCTGTTGAAAGCTTGCGATATGGCTTCTTATCAAGCTCGATTTCAAAGGTGTTCTTCAAATCGCCATTCTTTTGTTCTTCAAAGAGACGGACAGATAATGTTTCGAAAAGAGCTTGTACCTTTTCACCCTGCAGTTCAGCTTCTTTGGCTTTGAATGCCTTCACACTATCCAAGATGAAGATGGACTCATTCAGGGATTGGAGTGTTTCGTTTTCATCAGCTTGGGCTTGATTAACCTGATTGTTAAGCTGTTCGTACTGACCATGATTCCTTATTTCTTGGAGCAAAGGATCACGTTGTCGCTCGAGCTCTCTAACCTTTTCAATTTGTTCAGAGACATCAATGTATTCCAGTTTGGAAAGTTCCTCTTCCAGTTCCTTACGTTGAATGACCTGGGCATTGTAATTTTCTTTAAACTTTTTAATCCGGTCCTGCTTTTCCATTTCAGCAGATTCTAAAGATTCATCTTTCAAAGGTTGTTTACATACTCGGCAGGATCCTTGAATTTCTTCATCCTTCAACCTTTGGAAATCTTCTTTCATTTGTTCACGTTCAGATAACATGGAACGGATTCGAGTGTTAAGAGTATTTATTTTCTGATTTGTGTCCCATGCAGAATCCGTAATCTTTTCAATTTCTTTTATCTGTTTAAGTAGCTGGCCTTCTTCGACCTTTAATGAATCAAGTGCAACAGTAGGAGCGATTTGATCCAGCTGTTCTCTCAAAGTTTTTGTTCTGCTCTGGGCAGCAATATATTTTTTATCCATACTTGTTTTATTCTCTGCATGGATTTTTTTGATATCTTCTAAACTATGTTTTTTTAATAGTGCTGATAGGCATTTACTTTGCTCGTCCGGCATATGCTTTAGTACATCTTTATTTACTGGTGATGGAACATACTGTAGAAGCATAGACCGCTGCTTTTCCCAATGCATGGACGGAAAATAATTAGGATTGTAAAGGGAAAGGAACAAATCCTTATCGAAAAGTTTCTCAACCACTTCATTGAATTCCCCAGCTTTAGAAGGAACATCGTTCACATAATAGGTAGTCTTATTTTTCTTAAGGCTGCGCCCAAGCATTAATTCTTTTCCATCAATTTCTAACAAAAGTGAAACCTTAGTTTCATCTGCTTCGTAAGTAATTGGCGTAGGGTCCAATTTGCTTCCAAGTGCATCTGTGCCATAAAATACATATGAGGGGATTTCGCACACTGTGGATTTTCCCTCGGCGTTGTCCCCCGTGATATCCGTTTGCTCGCCAAAGTTAACTGTGATATCACGGTGGGATTTAAAATTAACAAGTGTCATTGATTTAAAGATCACCTGCATTTACATCACCTCACTAACTGGATATTCGTACCTCACACCGACTACAGGTAATTGAATTTCAGTGATTAGTTCGTCCTTTCGATTAAACAATTTAAAAACTCCATCATGTTCGATAATGTCATCCACAGATTGTCCACCAAATTCCTTACCAACCTCGAATTTATAAATAAAAGGATGCGTAGCTTCAGCAACTACCTCAAACGATTTGATTACTTTTTCACCCATTCTATTCAGCTCCTTTTATTGTTGAGATTTTTGACTTCTGACATAAGCGTGATAAATTTCCATGTAACGATCGACATTAGACATTGATAACCATTTCTTAGAATTGATTTTCACCTCTTCTCCCCTCCTCCAATTTTCTTTTGCGTTCACCATAGGCGTGAATGTTTGAAAAGGCAGCTCCACTTTTATTAGGTTTTTCCTCGGAAGGTACGATCGGATGTTTCTTTATATAAGCCAACCGTTCTTCTTCGGTCATATACCAAACAGTTACCTCACTCATTTTTTATTCTCACCTCCTTTAAGTCTCTCATCTGCAAGAAAACTACCAACAACGATACTCAGCAAAACTACCATCATGTAAATTAGGAAAATATCTATCATTCTAGTTTCACCTCCGCATTTACGACCTCGTAAGTTTTTCTTCTAAAAAAAAGAATCTTTCGAACGGCTCACCGAATGCGCTTAAAACTCCTGCAATAAATGCTGGACCTGGTGTATTGTGCCTTGGATCATTGATGGGCAAAGTTGCTTTCCAGAGTTGAGTGCTTGAAACTCCAATAGCTTCTGCAATCTGCTTGTCGGTTCTCAGGTTGTGTTCGATCGCTGCTATCCTAAGTGCTTTAGCATTAAGTCGCAAAGCAGCTCTCTCCAATTTATCTTCCATAACATCACCCCCTTTAAAAAGTTGGTATATTTTCCTGTTGAACTCAATATATACCAAAAATTACGCGCGCGCAATAATTAATTGCGTAAAGTTTTAAAAAAATTACCTACGCGTATATTTTTATTACTTATAGTTTATTGCGTGCTCGTAAAAATTTTGGTATATTTTCTTTATAACAATCAAAAGTCTTACACTTTTGAATGCACATGGTAAAAACATAAAACAATTAACATAGAGAATAAAAATAATAATTTAGAAACAATAATGGAGGACTTGAGATGAATAAAGGTTATGGGGAATTTATAAAGAGAAATAGGATAGCTTCTGGATTTACTAAACAAGTACAATTAGCTGAGAAATCTGGAATAACTGCTGCTACAATTTCTAGAATTGAAAAAGAAATTCAAAAACCTTCTATGGAAACATTAAAAGAATTAGCTCGTTTTTTAACATCCACTTCTTATGTAGAATTAATGGTTGCTTGCGGTTACTGGGATGAAGAAGAATTACTTGAAGATACTTCTTTAACAAAAGAATCCTCCGCTTCATATGTTTTAGAACAAAAAAAGCCATCTCCAGTAGAAGATGACTTTATCGAGAATATTGATCTTTCTGATGATGAATTGTTAAAACAGTTTAATGTTCAAATAGATGGTATGGATCTAACAGAAGATGAAACTAAAGGAATTATTGCTTATATTCGTTCTCTTCGTCTTGTGAATCAGAATAAAGCCTAGTTAGTTCTAACTTAAAATTATTGATGTGGATGCCTAACTTCCTTGCTACTTCCTCTAGATCTACAGGCTCTTTCAAATTTTTATACACTCCTTCCTTTGTCACAATTCGTTAACAAAAACGCGATTAATAGTAACAATTTGTGACTATTATATTATAAAAACCCCTCTACCTTTTATAATGGTCTTATTGATCATATTGGTAAATTATAGAGGGGGGCGAAAAACGTTTTAACAAAGAGACTCCAGGAACTACGGACTAAAAAGAACTTAACTCAAGAACAAGTTGCTAATATTTTGGGGGTCACTCGAACTGCCTATAACATGTATGAGCAAGGAAAACGACAACTTGATTATAATTCTTTAATCCAATTAGCAGAGTACTATAAAGTAAGTTTAGATTACTTATTCCAAAGAACCGATGTTCCTTTTCTTTATGAAGCAATGGAAGAGGATGAGCTTGAGTTTATGTTGCAATCGCTCAGTTTGTATAGAGATATTAAATATAAGTTTAAATGAGAATCACTTTGTCTCCTCTAAAAGGCAAGGTGATTCTTTTTGCCTGATCCGTTCGATACATAAATTATATACGAACAACCGTTCTATTACAAGAACATTCTTAATTAAGAATATTTTATAAATGTAAGTATAGCCCATTAATGGTATTTACGTCATCCGCTAAACATTACCAAAAATCAAGAAATATTAATCTCGGAAAATGTTTTTACCTGGCCATGGATATTCTTTTCTTTAATCCATAGTTCGAATTTTCTTTTTCGCTCTATATTAGTTGTGAAAATGTTAAGGATCGGTGCCGTATTTTTTTTTAGTTCCTGCAGCACTTCTGCATAAGCATCAATCTTTTTTCTATTATCGATCATGCTCCTAGTATTATCTATTTCAATCAAGTGTATATATCCATTACGGTTAAATGCTGCGTCACTTACTATTTTCTTTTTAGCTGGGGAAAGGCCCATGAACTGAATGCCGAATGTAGGGACAGCTTCTTTTGATTCAATTCTAAACTCCGTCTTCCAATCTAACGGGCAGTTAAAGTGTAAATACGCTTCATTGCACAAAAGAGTATGTTCCATAAGAGAATTCCTCTTCACTTCTTTAGAAGATCCAATCAATTCCCTTCCCGCTTTATTTAGATAAATAACTTTTTCTTTACCGAAAAATGTCACATGGATATACGGCTCCAACTGCTTAATTACTCGGCAGGCGTTACGGTAGCTTTTTAAATCATGGATTTGCTGAAGGTGTTTTATTTTCGCCATGCTCATCCGATCTATCGTGGTTAACAGGCTTTCGATTCGTTGCTGCTTGAATGATGTCATTTTCTCTTTCCTCCATTTTTTTTAACATATAAGCATCATCAATATAAGGGACCTGAACAACCCTGTTTTTCTCAATTTTATATATGGCCCGCCCTGGGATACTTGGCAGGTCTTCTGCACCCTTCTCATCTAGAATAACCATGCTTGCGATTTGGGCAGCCGCAATAAATGAGATCCTGGTAACAATGTTCATTTTAACTTGCATAGGAACAGCTTCTTTAGTTGGATATTGAGTGCAATAAATGAGCCGAATCCCTAGTCCACCACCTATTCGAGATATTTCAGAAAGGGCAGCCTGACAGAATTTAGCGTACTTCTTTCCCTCACCAGCAATAATATTTGGGCTTAGTTCTGCTCCTTCATCCACAATGACAAATGTTCGTTTTGTGATAGGAGTATCCACGATATTTGTATATCCCTTCTCTCTAAAAAATTTCTCGCGTTTCTTCAGGTTTTCTACAATTCCGGATAATACCTCAGCTGCTTCGAATACATCACTGGCCACTGATTTGACCTGTGGCAACCCAAGATATTTTCCGAATTCTAAACCCCCTTTTAAATCCAGAAAATAAAATTCTGCATTATTCATCTGATTGATCAGCAAGGAATAGAAGGCTTCTTTAATGAATACTGTTTTTCCGAATCGTGTAACCCCACCAACAAGGATATGAGGGTATTTTTCAAAGTCATGATACAAAGTACCTTTATGGTTCTTACCGATCGGTATCTCCCATTTATTCGGCCTTAAAAGATCATCATCGTATTTCCAACTACTCGGCAGCCCCTGCTCGAATACATTGATTTTTAATACTCCATCAAAATCAACTTCTACATCTTTATTGATTCCATCTTTTAATACTGGGATAAATGCTTCAAATGCTTCTGAGGGAACACCTAAGGGCAACGAGTAGATATAAGTAGTGTAGGTATGGTGGTTGTATTTGCGGATTAGTTTAGGGTGTAAGAAGGTGTCTCCTTTATTGATACCGACTTTTCTATTTTCAAAAATCATTTGTATTTTTTTCTCGTCTGATAACTTTTTCTTTGGGAGTAGAGCAGCACCGAAAGCCATCGCAGGTATTGCTAACCATTCAATCATTAAAAACCACCTCCAAATCGTTTTGTAGAATCTTCGAGAAATTCCACTACATCTTTTACAAATGGTTCATCTTCTCCGAACTCCCAACCCCTATCATAATTAGCTATTCCATCAATGCTCAACTTGCTTACTTTCCCTCCATAAATTCCGTATTTAGACGGTTCATCAAATACTTTTGCCTCGAATTCCAGATCCTCAATCGTGCCTCCAACCCAATTAGAATCGTTGGGGAAATAGTTTAGCTTTATTTTCCTCATTACCAATTCCTCCAATCCTCAATTTCCCCTTCTGTTGTACCGTCATAACAAATGTTGAAGTACTTACGGTTTCCAAAATGCTTGTAATAGGTCTTTTCTTCATCATGGCACATGTACATGTATTGGCTTAAAGTTTGATCTATATCCTCTTTATCGTTGCTCCAATCAGATAGAAACTCCTGTAATGGCTTGAATGCTTTCTTTTTACTACGGTGTATTTTAATATCCAAACCTAAAAACCCCCAATATTAGATTTAGTGATCTTAACAATAGGTACCAATCAAGTTGTTAAATCAGTAGTCCTCGTATTTCTTAGCAAATATATTTAGGTCATCGCCCAGCAGGTTCTTTAGCTTCTTGCCGTTTCTTCCGCATTCCCTGTATATTTCTTCTGCTCTACGGTCATCTGTATCATATCCAAGCTCGTTGCAAAAGTTCTTAAAATCTGCTACAGATTCATAAGCCCACATATCCAGAACTAAAGAAGAGATAACGTCACCCTCTTCAGGCTCTCTTGAAAGACCTAATTTCATGTCGAAAGGGATAGTCATTTGTTTACTGCTGTACTTGATAGTGGTTTTATAAACGTTATATGTCCGGTCACCGTCTGATTTTTGACCCAAGAATTGATTTTGGATATGAATTAATTTGGCCATATGCCCTCCAGGTTTAAAGTCCGTAGACTGTTAATTTTTTGATACTTTTCTAACCATCTGATCCTTCATTGATTTATAGAAAGAAGACTTCATTCCACAATACATAAGGTGTACTCTTCATTGAACAATGCAAGGCTAAGTTATATCAGTGACGAAGCTAGTTTTTTTTACTTCTTTTAAGATGAAACAGATATGTTTCACATATCTCCTTTCTGTTTGTTTTATTCAAAAAGGATTTCACAAAAACAGCTTACTAAGTTCCCTTAGAAGTAAAAGTATCCCTCCATACTTTGCTGTTTCCATGAAAAGAATTAATGCAGTTTCATTAATTTTGAAGCCAGCACCATCTAACAATGAAATGCCAATCAATGAAGCACCAGTAGCACCAACAGCAACTATTCCGAATGTAAATGGATCCATGTTGTTCACTCTCCTCTTCGTTGTATAGTTCATTCTATGGTCACCAGCCTATAAAATTGCTTGTCTGTATAAAAAAACTTATATTTTTTTACAGAATTTCTTATAGAGGGATATTCACACATAAAGGAGAATAACTTTGTAGGGTGATGAGATGAAATGCTTAATAGGAGAAATTATTAAAGAACGAGGTTTGAAAAGTAAATATCTAGCCGAAAAGTTAGGGGTTTCATCACAACAAATTTCAAATTGGATAAATATGAGGAACTATCCAACGATTGATAAAGCATTTAAATTGGCTAAATTATTAGACGTGAAAGTCGATGATTTATATGAGGAGGAAGATAATTGAAAAGATGACTTATATTCTGATTTCTTACAGTATAATTGAATAAAAAAGGGGACTTCTTTCATGAATCGATCTACAGAGTTTACATTGTCACTTATCGCTACCATATTCTTAACTATTGGATGGGTTATCGTTGGTATTATCACTTTCTTTGCAGGTCTTGCGCCAGTTGATGAAATGGATTATACCCTGTTTACCTACTTAGTTATTTACTCGGTTCTAACTATCCCACTACTTGTATTAATTTGGGTTGGCACTTTTAAAATTAAAAGGAACAGTCGTGGATGGGGAATTTTTATTCTAGTCATGGGTGTGCTTTATACGTTATCCGTTTATTTTATCCCGGGTATAATGCTTCTTATTGCTGGCATCATGATGGTTTCTAAAAAAGACGAAAGCCAAAATGTCGCAGTTTAAGCGATGAACATAAATATCAAAGTGTACTTACATTCTAAGGGAACAAAATTCTTACAAAGTGGCAGCTTCCCTGTGAAAAATTCAGATTTTAAAAAGGAACCGGATTGGACAGCAGCTGTTGCAGCATACGAATGGATTCAGCAAATTAAAATTAATTTTGCTGCTAGTGATGATTTCCGAATTGATCAGGTGATTTATAACGGAGATATAGAAATTACGGAGTTAGTTGAGAAGGTAAAGCCTATAATATGAAATCTTCAAACAAAAGCCCTTCATTATAAGTGAAGGGCTTTAAACATGCAAAGAACTAATCTTTCCCTTTATAACTAACTAAACAATTAGGTAAATAGTCCGATAAAATATTATAAGAAGATTGATACTTAAGCAATTTGCATTGGTATATATTTTTTTGAATATTTTATAGGAGGAAAACAGAATGAAGAAATTACTAGTAGCAGGACTTTCAACCTTATTATTAGCAGGTTGCGGTACAGAAGAAGTTACAGAAAAAAAGGTGGGCAATGTAGAGTCAACGGAAAAAGCAGCATCAGTTGAAGAAGAATCACAGAAGAAAACGGATGTTATTGATGTTAACAAAGAAGTCGCGGATACAGCTAACATTAAGGCTACTTTTGTTAGTGTAGAAAAAGTTATTGACAAAGAATGGGACGAAGAATATATAGATGTAAAGTTTGAAGTAGAGAACAAGACTGATAAAACTATAGTTATCCAAGCTGAAGAAGTATCCAGTGATGGAAAAATGATAGATGAAAGCATCTTAAACATGAGTCAAGATGTAGCTGGTGGCAAGAAGGCTGATGCAGTACTACGCATTGAAAATTATGATGGAGATTTACCGGCAGTTGAGAAGGATTTAGAAATGTTAATGCTTGTAATTGACGATGAATCTTATGAGACAATTGAAACACATAAAGTAAATGTTGATTTTAAATAATTTTGGTTAAACATCACCTCTTTATAAAGAGGTGACTATGATGGGGAAAGGTGTACAAAGCACTATCTACGTTGAGGACCAATATTTATTGGCAATTGTTTAGTTCTATCATGATTTTAATAAGTAAGACTATACCCTTCTTAGTTTTCAGAAGGGTTTTTACTGTTCTATTTTCTATAAATAAAAAAGGACCTTCAAAAGAAGATCCTTTTTAGATATTAACGAAGTAATTGTAATACTCCCTGCGGTGCCTGGTTTGCTTGAGCTAACATTGCTTGAGAAGCTTGAGACAAGATCGAGTTTTTAGTTTGTTCCATCATAGTCTTAGCCATGTCAGTGTCCCGAATACGAGACTCAGCAGCTGTAAGGTTTTCAGAAGAAGTACCTAAGTTGTTGATTGTATGTTCTAAACGGTTTTGGTTTGCTCCTAATTTAGAACGTTCTGCTGAAACGTTATCAATCGCTGTTTGAATTTTTGTAATAGCAGCTGATGCACTTGAGGCAGTAGAAACATCTAGACCAGCCTCAACAGGAGTAGAATCAGTACCGTTACTTACACCCGCAGTGGCTGTAAATCCTGCGTCACCTGCATTGCCTGTTAATTTAAGGGCATTGGCACGCATATCTTTAATTTCAAGTGTTAAGCTTTGGTTTTGGTTAGCGCCGATTTGGAATTGAAGACCAACTCCTGGAACACCTGCGCTAGTACCGTCTGGATTATTTGAATCTTTGGCACCGTTCAGTAATTTTTGAGTATTGAATTCAGTCGTATTACCGATACGGTTAATTTCTGATGTCAAAGAGTTCATTTCTTTTTGGATTTCTCCACGATCAGTTGTTGTGTTTGTATCTGTTGCTGCTTGTGTAGCAAGTTCACGCATACGTTGAAGGATATCAGTTGTTTCGTTTAATGCACCTTCAGCAGTTTGGATTAGAGAGATTGCATCTTGTGAGTTACGAGAAGCTTGATCTAACCCGCGAATTTGCCCACGCATTTTTTCAGAGATCGCTAGACCTGCAGCATCATCCCCTGCTTTATTGATACGCATACCTGAAGCAAGTTTCTCCATCGATTTTGATTGAGCATTTGTTGCGCTTGATAATTGACGGTGCGTGTTTAATGCTGAAATATTGTGATTGATAATCATTTGTGTTACCTCCGTGTTTTTTAATAGGTGGCCACATCCTTGTGACCATGATAAGAATTATTCAGGGGTTATTTCTTCACGACGAATGTTATATTTCTTCGGTGCATCTATCTTCATACGAATATCACCTTTTAACTCATGTCTAAAAAGGGTTATGCATATCTCTTCCTTTGTTTCTTCATTGAAAATATTCAGTTTTTGTCCCATTTTCCTTGTTACAACTAATCCCATATGCTCATCCTCCTTGATGTTATATAAGAAATATCGACCATACAAAATAATTGTTTAACCTTTTATTAAATAATTACTGAAAAAAGTATATTTAGAAGAAAAACAAAAAACCCCTACTCTATTGAGTAAGGGTTTTTAAATTGGGGGGTACTTTGTGGAGTTAGTACCATAATTATACTTTTTCCTTTTATTGTTTTTTTATGCAGCAAATAATTCAGCAAAAGAAGCTTTTCCAGCCTTCTTATCTGCAGTAATCTTTTTTGCTTTCTGGAACTTTTCTAATACTGATTCAGTACCTTTTCCAAAGATGGAATCGAGTGATCCAGGGTTATAACCTTCGGTGTAAAGCGCCGCCTGGAGAATCCAAGTAAGATTGCCTTTTGCGCCTTTTTCAAGGGTAACAATGGCTGCCTTAGTTTTAGCTCCCCATTTACCGTCTACAACAAGCTTCTTATTGAACTGCTTATTAAGCTCGGTTTGTAGCGCTTTAATGAGTGCCGTTTTAGTTTTAGAGCCTTTGATTCCATCCACTACAAGGCCAGTAGCATAACGGCTATTTAATGTTTTCTGAATGGATCTGATTGTTTCATCTCCACTTACTGATGGTTTGGCATCTTCTTTATTTTTATCAGGTTGAACAATAACTTCTTTAGCATTTCCAAAATTAATTTTTTGGCCGATTTTCAGCTTTGATGGATCGATACCAGGATTTGCTTTAATCAGATCCTCGACTTGAACGCCGTCCGCGCCATCTTTATGTGCAATACTCCATAATGTATCACCTTCCTGGATGGTGTAGACATCAGGTGCAGGAGCAGGTTTAGATGGGGTTTTTGAACCTTTCCAATCAAATGCTTCCCTGTAATTGTACTCGCAACAAGCTTTCCAGCTATAACCAGGCATCTCATTATGAGCTTTATCATATTGCCCAATTCCATCTTTAACAAGTGCAGCGTGCAACTCAGCAATACTCGCAAGAGTAGCTTCATCCATGGTGTCGTATCGATAATCACCGGCAACACAGATGCCTAACGAGAATTGATTACTGTTTCCAACATGGTAAGTTCGACGATCATAATCATTCGCGTATACAATCCTGGCTCTCTTTCCGTTTGGAGTACTAATTATATTCTTAGGCTCAATAACAAGCGCATATCCACATCCAGGCCATCCTAGTGTACCCACATGATACGCCGCGAAGCTTGCAGCATCTGAGCCCGCCAAATTCTTTTTGGTTAAAGAATGGTGCCAAACGCGGTGAGTAATTGCTTTTGTACGTTTTGAATAAGTACCATTTGATTTTAATTTACCTCTCATATCGACTAATTGTGGTAGGTTTGTAAAGTTCATTTTCATCGTCTCCTTTTAATTTGATTCATAATAAAAAGCCACCCACAGGCAGCTTATTTCGGTTCGTTATAGTTCATCGCTCTTGAGCTATCTTTAGCACCCTTTGTAGTTGGATCATTAATTGCATTCCACAAGCTAATCACCATGATCACAACCACATATGGATTAGAAAGTGAATCAACCAATAAGTTATAAACAGAACCCCACGTAGTTAAATCCTGTGCCGTTAATCCAAAATATCCGAGAATAGGTACAAAAACAGCTAAAAATAATTGTGTTATAAACATAGGGTTTTTAAAACGTACTTTCCAGTTGATCATTTTAAAAAACATCTCCTTATCCTAAAAGTTTGGATCCTCCTATAATACTAGCTACTGTTAAGACAACCTTGATTATCTCTGTAATTAAAGCTCTCCATCCTTGATCTTTACCAGCAAGACTTGCTATGTCTTTAATATCACTTTTTAATTCTGTAACGGTATCAGAAAGTGTTTTCTTGATCTCTTTTTGATTTTCTGCAGATGCTTCCTTCATTTCTTTTTGGTTTTGCGAGAAATTAGAAAGCATTATTTTGACTTCCGTTGTAAAGTTGGTCAAGATATCAACTCTGTCATTAATATCAGTAAAGCCTTTAGCGTTTTCTCTAGCTTGTATCTTTAGTTCTTTCTTAACTTCTTTTAACTCGTCCTCAAGTTGTTTGACCCTTAGGTCTAAAATAGAATATCCCACTGGTGGTTCAGCCATTTCTAATTTCAACCTCCCTTATTCCCCAGAGTGCCATAATAGAGATGGCTGAGAATGTACCGAACCCTACACTAAACCACCCCATTCCTAGAAAATAAGCTGCGGCAATTAAACTGTATACAAGGGCCGAGAGGAATAATCCAATTTTGCGCATCCACCTGTTTTTAAGTACGATCCCCATTATTTTCACTATTGCAGCTGTTAGGAAAAGCAATCCCCAATGAGATTCCTTAGCTATGTTTCCAAAAAACTCATATGTGTTAGGCAGCCTATTGAACAAATCAGGCGAATTAAATAATACAACTGCCCACCAAGAGCTAATCATGGAAAGAATTACTTCTATAATCGGTATCCTAAACATGTCATCATTCCTTTTCATGTTCGCTTCCCCCTTTAACATGAAAAAAGTTCTGTCTCTCTGTAAGTGCAGGATGTATCCATAATAAAAAGCCGTCCTTTGGGGACGACTTGGATTTATTGAAAATAAAATTCATGTTGACAAATCAAATTCAAATGGTTGAGATATCCTTGCGGAGCATCCTCCGACAACAAAAAAAGGATTTGATGTTATGTCTAATCGTCAAACTAAACAACCATGTACACGCTGTGGAAATCTAGTAAATTACAAAATGCACTTCTTCAGGGGGACAAAAAATCCATCCGGGTTTATTTTAGGAAAGTGCTCGCGCTGCAATAAATTTAATAAGATATTTATAATGTAATTCTATTGCACTTAATTCCTTCCCTCTCCTAAATATAATTGAGAGAGGGAAATTTCCTAACCGCCGCACAGTTTGCTCCTACTTTGCAGAAAATGCTTTTTTATGATTATTTTCTTATTTTTGCTGACATTACCGCTATTGCGTAAGCAATCATCATGTATACCATAAAAACAATGAAGAATTTTTTCCTTGATAAATCATCACCTGCGGCTCCTACAACGTAATCGATACCGTAATGAAGGGCAGCATCATAACTAACTAATTCTAAAACACAGGTGTAGGATAAAATACATAAAAATGAAATTACAAAAAATCCCCTTGCTTTTCTAAATGTTAGAAAAACAATTCCACAAGCAATCATTCCAATTAACCCAACAACTGACTCTGTTGTTCTATAAAAAAGTTCAGACCAATTCTCTAAACGGAATGGGTTAGGTGAAAAAAAGGAAATCCCCAAGGTGTAAAACGTGTTGATAGATCCAGTTATACCACTTTTAAAAAATACGATTACCATCGATATTATAGTTCCGAATACTGCTGTTTTATACATTTTCTTAAATATTAAAAAATACAGTATTACCGGAACAAATGTATATTGGCGTATCGTAAAAGCAAAAGCGCTGACTAGTATCAAAAGAAAGTACCTTTTATTTAGTAATAGCCAGAGACTAAGAACTAGAAAAAACATTATTGTAGTTTCTTTTCGCACAATTGACGACCAATATATCAGTTGAGGGCTAACTAAACATAAGCTGAGAAATAAACCATTGAACAGCTTTTTGTTACCCATTTCATAAGGAAAATGATTCTTAACTATATCGTAAATTAAATAGATAATTAAGATAGTAAGCACGGTGTTGTATACATTCATTGCAATCGGTGTATAATCCCCAATAACCTCGAAAAATGTTATATATAAAAAACCAAATGTGTTAAATAAATTTGCAAAAATAAAGTTATGAGAGATGTCATAAAAGAAATTTTCGAAAAAAAGTGAATAATCATATCCAAACATGCCGTAATAATTAATATAAGCGACTGAATCGGGATTCCTTACTGGTTCTACTGTTAAAAGGTAATTTATTTTAACAGTTGCAAAAATAATGTATCCCATAGTAAGTAAAGCTTTATTCTCAATTTTAAAACAAAGTACTATTGGAAATAGAAATAACAAGAACATAACAAACCCTATTTGTGGACTCAAGTTAATTATTACTCTAGTCCACAAAGTTATAGTTAGAATAGTGATTGCTATTAATACCCATTCCCTTTTTGTATAATTCGAACTTGGATTCAGTGTTGTTTTTGTTTGCATTAGAGTGGCCCCTTATTTTTAAACTACAATTAAAATTACCATTAATGCACAACTCATACAACCTATTTATTTTTTTCCATAATTACCCTAATCTTCAACACTTAACTAAGCCTGTAATTGTCCATATCCTTTTAGCACAGGAGCGTAATATGAAACCGATCCGTCTGTAACGCTTGCGGAATATGTGCTAGACATCAATAATGTGTTTCCTGTTATTTGTAATATTGATGGTGCTTTACCACTACCTGCAATCAATATCATATCGCCAACGCTTAACTGTGAAGAGTCGCTAACTGTAACGACGGTACTCCCATTTGTGCAGGTTCCTGTAATAGCAGTTGTAAGCGTCCCTGATGTCCCAGCTGTTGTTACTCTATAGCCTGTATAAGATGTGCCAGGCGTTAAAGTTCCGGTGTTTTCCACTTTGTCACCTATTTTTAAATTTAATTTTGAAGTAGGTGGGAAAACGGAAGAATAATGTGTTTTTATAACTTCCCCTTCATCAATCCCTAGACTTTTGTTAACACGGTAATAGTAACCACCTTGTTTTGAAGACACTTTATTATTTTTAATAGAAACACCCTTGAAAGTTCCAGAGTTAGCATCGATACTAAGGAATCCGCCAAAAATATCATTGTTATCATGAATGTTGTTACCTTCCACTGATACATGATTCAAATTTCCTTCAAGCTGAATTGCCGATCTATAATATTGACCAGCTAACGCATAAATTCCCGCATTAACAATAATATTATCCTTAATTTCAACAACGCTTGATACACTTGAAGCATCCGTAAATCCTAATTTAATAGCTCTAACAGGTGCGTTATTAATGGTATTTCCTTTCACAGAAACATTATTTAACTTCCCTCTAACAGCTAGACCAATAGCGAACATGCTTGATTCAGACATATCACTTCTTAGAACGGTATCTTTTTGGAAGTGTATTGTATTATCGGAAATTGTAATATTTTCGAAGTCTCCATCAAGTCCTGTATCTCTTACCATAGAAATGCCGCCAGTTAAAGCAAGTCCTCTATCTGCGTTATTAATAGACATCACATTGTTGCTAATAATGACATTACTTAATTTCTTTCCCGTGATACTCCACAATCGAATGCCATATCTGCATTTTGTTGCAACATTATCCGAAACAACCATGTCTGAATTATCACGTGTAACAGTTTCACCTACACTTGAAGATACAATATTGCAAACCGTTGAATATCCTTCGCTCGTGTTGTTCGTAATTGTACTTAATCCATTATGAGTTTCAATTGCTCCGCCTGCGCTTTCCGCTAAATCTGCATAAAACTTATTCCCAGAAGCCTGATGATGCTCACAGTTAAAATATATCGCTGAATTATCATAATTGGCATGGTTTAATGGTTTAGCGAAATAAAATTCACAATCCTTAACACTCGCATCTCTACAACCTCTACCACTTAGAAGAACTGTATTAACCCCACTGCATTTATCGAACTTGACATCTTTTACAGTTATATTTTTAAAGTTTTGAAAGCTAATAGCAAATTGAGATGTATTAGCAGTACCTATTGTGATTTTAGAAGTAATATTTGCTTTAGGATTTTGGTCAATTTTAAACCCTCTAAAATGAACATTTTTTACTTGCGTTCCATTTGTTGCAGCTCCAAAAATTGTTTCATAATCACCAGCGTTATCCTTAACTTTTACGGTTCCTGTTCCAGTTATCGTTACATTGTCTTTTAAAATGATTCTTCTTGTTGTGGTAGGGGCAATTATGAATTCTTCGGGAGGTATATACACTGTTCCACCCCCTCGAGCTGAAACTTCGTTAATTGTCGCTTGTATAAAATCTATATTGTCGGGTTTGTCCTTGTTAGACCCAAGTGTTTTTATGTTAATTCCAAGCTCACTTAAGAAATTCATAGTTTCCGCCAACTGTGCGGTAACGGTAGTTACTTTTCCTTCAACTGTTTTAAGTCTAGGATCTAAGGTTATTGCTGTTGTTTCAAACCCATCAACCTTTTCTTGCAACTCATCAACAGTATCATTTATAACGGCTGCCCTTTCCTCGATATCCGTTTGAAGGGTATTGAAGTTCTTTACATAATATTCAGCTAAAGGAACAATGTCCTGGTCCATTAATGATGCATCGATGTTAAAGGAGAATTTACAAACTGACAAGGCTTGACCATTTGCGTAATTAATATTCAATTCGCCCTTTGCTAATCCAGGATGAGAAATTTCTTCTTCCAAAACGTATTCAAGTTTTCCGTGTATTTGATCCACAATGGATACGATTTTTTCAAACACACTACCATCAGCCATTCTTAAGAAAATTTTTGCTGTGGCAGCTGAACTTAATGGTAGGGGTAGACCATCTTTTGATAAAGAAAAAATCAATTTTGCAGTTCCTTGATCTTGAGTGCTAAATTGAATGGATGTCTTTAATATACCCACAGTCCTTGGAGCAACATCAACAGACATTTTTCCACTTTTGAATATTTCATTTTCTGCCATTAACCGTTCCCCCTTTTTTAAACTACCGGTACCTCTGGTGGCTGTTTGCTTTCTAATTCACCTAACCGAGTCTGCAAATTTTGAATCATGGCGAACATCTCTTGATTTGCTTTAATTAGAGGAGCGACCATTTCTTCATAGCCAATTGATAAAACATCATCCCCGCCATTAATACTGTGATCTTGATACCCGCCAAAATCGACTCCCATTTCATCCATAACTGCTCGAACTTCTTGAGCAATTAAGCCATGGTGATAACGGATACGTTTTTTGCTTCCATCCTTCTCAAGTTTCCGTGTTTTTGTAATGAGTTGACCAAATTCGTCTTCTTCCTCGTAAAATTCTACATAGTCATCTCGGTAATCCCACCTATAGTCAACAGGACGTAATTTATTTATAAACTCAATCCCTAATGTAGTATCTTGAATATCAGCTTTATCTCTTAAATCTGACCTATTTTGAACGGCTCCATAGGAATAAACAGTTACTCCACTATTACCTAGTTGCATTTGATAATCACCGGAAATACGAGTATTCGCTCCTAGCCCTACGCATCCTGAAAAATTATTAGCATTATTTCCAGCAATAGTTGTTGATAGAGCATTACGACCAACTGCCGTATTACTTGCTCCTGTCACAATGTTTAGCATGGCCTGTGTGCCGACCGCAGTATTGTCATGACCATCATCATCTTTGTGATTTCTCATGGCATCGACACCTATCGCAACATTGTTATTAGCATTGACATTCGAACTATTGGATTGATGGCCAATTGCTACATTTGCTTTTCCTGTTTCATTTTCATAAAGAGCAAAGGATCCTAAGGTTTGGTTGAAGTCCGCATTTGTATTAAATCCTGCATTATATCCAACATGAGTATTGAAACTCGCAGTTTTCACATCGTGAGCAACACCCTCTGTCACTGTTCCGCTGTACGCATTGTACCCAAGAGCCGTATTATGGCTTCCCACAGTACTAGCATGGCCTGCGTTTCGGCCAACATAGACGTTTTTTCGTCCAGTGGTGTTGTACCTCCCTGCATTTGTACCGACCGCTGTGTTTCTGCTTCCAGCATCATCGTCACTATTTGTATGGACCCCAACATTATCATGTAAAGCATAATCACCAATTGCAACATTGTTATAGCCTTGTACGTTGCTTTTCATAGCTCTATATCCGACAGCTGTATTTCTATATCCCTTGACGTTATTCAAAAGGGCTTCATAGCCAATTCCTACATTATTGTATGATCCTAATGATGCAGATTCATAGTTGTACAGTAGCGAATTCTTGCCTGCATCTCTCCCTAAGTAGACACTCGAATTATTTCCTGTCCGAGCTACTAAAGAATAATCTGCAGATAAAGTTTTGCTGCCATCTGCTAATTTAAATGTACCGTTTGCATATTTATTATTGTTCGGAAAAGCTGTAACCACAAAAGTCTTATCATTAAGGTTTACAATTTGGTTATTATATCCACCTTCAATTTGAGAAAATGCAGCGCTATCGTTTGTTACACCATCACCTTTTGCACCAAAATCCAATGGATCTAACCAAAAGCGATCAATCTTGCTTTTGGATGGAAGCAGAACAGTTATCTGCTTTTCATTTGCTATTACTTTAGGAAGATAGTTATCTAATAAGGATTTCAATGTAGTAAATATTTTCCCTGTGTAATCCACCCTTGCATCAACCACTTCAGTAATGTCTTTACCGGATGTATTCAAAATTAAATTGTTTATTCGACTCTGTATCTGAGTTAACTCAGAATGAACATTTCGATTTTCATATATGATGGCTTTTGCGCTGTGAGCTGTTTCACTCGATTCATGATCTTTTAATTTTTTCTCATTATCGTTTAATCCACGCTCTGTTATTGATGCATTCTCATCTATTTGTGCAATAAGCCGAGCGTTTTTTGTGGGATCATGAGTTTTAATTAATCTTATCGTCATCTTGTCACTCCTTTACTGTTGAAATACGGACAAGGATATTTGACTATTCGCAGGGACATTAACTAACGGTGAAGCAATGGCTCCAGCCTTTATCAAGTTAACCTTCACGGTATTGTTGGTTGATGTGAAGTCCGTTGTAGCATCAAACCCTGCCGTTTTTAATTTCACATCTTCATTGACTATTGCGCTTGTTACATTAATGTCCAATCCACCTGTAGACACTAAAATAGCGTCTCCTATAACGGACACGCTTCCTGTCGAGATATTGCTTGAATTTATGAACCAATTAGATCCATTGAATGTAAGCATCATATTTACTTGTTGAGGCAGATTGTTTCTAATGCCTCCTGTTATATTGCGGAAATACTTTTCTTGCCGTCTAATCCTTACTTTGTCATCTATTTGCATATCGTAAATGTCTTTTCTGAAATTGGAGAAGGTTAAATCTGGCTTGCTATATTGATCGAGTGGATTATAACTTAACTGAACAATCCGCAACTCATCTTCATACGTAGAACCATTTCCTTTATCTGCAATCATTCCGACACTATCGCCCTTGAAAAATGGTTCTTCTAACTCTTCTAATTTCGGGTCATAGAATAATTCCAAATCAGCATTTACTGTAATTTCCGGATATGGATTAACAAGATTCTCCAATGCATCGTTTATACTGGAGGGTTTTGTATACTTATCATCTCGAATGGGTTCTGCCCATCTCGGATACCCGTCAATCAGAAAATCTTTTTCTTCAGGATGAATATATAAAACTGGGTCAAAAAGATATTTTCCTTTGTCATCCTGCTTTCCATATCCCCATGCTCTTGTCGTGCTATTTTGTGTAGATGATGAAATTTTCAATCCTGATACATTGTAACGAGTGTCCATCAAATAATTTACTCTTTTGCCCATTTTTTTATAAACGTAAATTTTTGTGTTATTTATGTCCAACTCAACTTTGTAGTCTTCTATAATCTCGTCCATTAAAGATATGGAATTTTGATTACCAAAGTTCTCTTGTTCTAACGGCTTAATACCTTTGGTGTCACTTGCTAAGACATAAGAAAAACCACTACCTTTCAAGGCGTGGTTCAGGGCTGCTTCTAAGGTTAACGAACCTGTTTTTGTTCCTGATACATCATTGTTTACAAGCCTTGCCACATAAGTATGTTGAGCTGAAATCGTTTTGGAAAAATCGATATGGTCTGCATCCACATCTAAAATGATATAACGCTGCTGTTTAAATCGTTTTTCATCAATTACAAGGATGTTATCATTGATCAGCATGTCATATTCGATTTGATTTTCATTGGTAAGTGAAATAGTAAAAGTTAATTCCTTCTTACCATTCAATCCATCCGTGATTATAGGTTCTACACCTAATATTTCCACACGTTCCCCCGTATGTTTATTTTCAATAAACATTTGGTTAAGGAAAACGTCCTTTGTGACACTATACGCAGTATCTCCTGTAACTTGTAAATTTGGTGTTTCAGGATCAATTGGAGGTTCCTCTGTTAGTCCATATAAAAAGGAGTCAACCGCTTTGTTCACATCGACTTTTCCGTTGATTCCTTTTACACTACCGCTATCCGTATATTGCCATATGGTCCAATCATTAATACCTGGAGAATTCACTCCATATCTGGCTATCCATAAAGGATATCCGGTTACATTGATATCGTTCGTATAAAAGGAATAATAGGTGTATATCATTACTTTTCTATCTTGAGATTTAAGATAGTCCAAGAATGTTCTAACCGCAGCTGTTAATGCAGATTTCCCAATGTCACCTTGATCAACTTCGATATCGAGAACTAGTGGTAAATCCAGTTCTAAGCCGTTAATCCGATTTAAGAAATATTGAGCTTCTGCCAGTGCTTCTGCATTAGAGGAAAATCTGGCAAAATGATATACCCCAACTTTAATTCCATTAGCCTTTGCATTAGCAACATTGGTTGTGCAAACCGGATCAAAATAGCTCGTGCCCTCAGTCGCTTTAATGAAGGCAAATTCTACTCCGTCATTTGCTACGCTATTCCAATTTATTGTCCCTTGCCAATGTGATACATCTATCCCTTTAATCATTTATTCACCTACTTAAAATAAAAACGCGTGATAAAGTCAACGCTACTTTTATTTGCACCTGTAATTACTATTTGATTATATCCAGGGATCAAAGACGGAAAGCGCCCTTCTGTTTTGGCTATCTTTCCATTTACGGTTACATATTGTCTGAGTATCATCACTTTCGCATTAGTCAATTTTCCTTTTATCGTAAGGTATTCACCTGTATTGTTGTTTTTAATTTTCACATTCGTTCCAGACAAGACTAAATCAACGCTATAATCATGCTCAGTGGGATAAAGTCGAACATCACCGCCGTTATACACTTTAAAACTATAATTATTGTTAAAACGGTATACTAAATCTTCCTGTGGAATATTCATACCCACACCATACATTTCTCCGCCGAGATTATAGAATTCACTGGCCATAAATTTAGATTCAGCAAACCCAGTTATACAAGTGAATTCCACATCGAATTCCTTAAAGTTCTTGCTTGAGTCTTTATCAATATTAAAGTTACCATCACAGATAACTAGCCATCGTTTATAGGGCTCAAATTCATTAGAAATATAGTAAGGTTCATCGCGCACCAACAGCTTGTATACTTCATGCCTCCATAAGTAGAACTGCTCTGGAATTCTACTGTTTATAAGGAGCTTTACGACGATTTTTCGTTCTTTGTAAACCGTCTTTCTTTGGTTGGTCAATATAATACCATTCCGACCTGGAAGAGCCAAACTTTTCCTGTCCACAATTGGAGCTTCTGGACTAAATGATGACAAACGCACTTTAGGGAGCAAATCATTAAGGCTCTGCTCCCCATCGCCGAAATCAAGTTTTAAATCATACCTCATTACCTTATCCCCCTATTGAAGGATTTCGTGCTTAATTTCTTGGTTCCACGATCATCCAATACTGTACCTATTAGATTTTTTTCTAAATAGATATCTGTGTTTTTATTAACAATTTCCCTTAATAAATTTACTTGTTCAGCTAGAAAGGAAATAATTGAACCATTGTCATTGTCATTGCCTTGTGGAGGCTGTACTCCCAAAGCCCGACCTGCCTCTGCCCACATTCCTAAGTTGTTTTTTCGATATTTTGGTTCAGAAGTAAGAACCCACTCTTTCCACCCATTCTCACCTAACTCTGCCAATTGGTGATGATTAATTTCTCCACCTGTTGCATATTTTCTTGCACCTCTAGGTCCCCATCCTCGCTTGCCATAAGGTAAGTCTCTTCGCCATGTACTGTTATTAAAAAAAGCCAAGAGTTGATCGTAACCAGAATAAATATTATTGTGTCCTCTCATTGAATAAGCACGGAACGTTTGCGGAATGTACTGAAGTAACCCACGAGCCGGATTTCCATTCAAGGTGTTGATATCACGTACCGCAGAGCTTTGAGTAATTTTTTGATTGCCACCTGATTCCCTTTGAATTTGAGCGATGATACCATTTAATTCAGAGCTATTTATGCTTTCTTTCATAGCTACAGCCGCTTTCATGATTTGCCCTCTCCAAGCTGATGCACCGCCTGAAATATTTGGACCTTCACCGCCGCCGCCAAATGTGAATTGACCCAGTAGCCCTTTCATCCAATTTGAACCCATATTCATCATGGAGCTAATTGGGTTTCCGGTTAACTTGTTCATCCAGCTAGGAATCACTGAGTCTTTCAAATTGAATTTTTCAAATGTTTTTCCTAAAAAGTGTTTGGGCCCTTTGAACATCCAATCAAAGTAATCACCGGTTCCTTTTTCATATCCATTGAACCCATGACTTTTTAGAAGCATTTCGGTTTTCTTATTTGGTAAAACGCTAGTTCCTTTAGATAGGTGTCTTAACTCTGGGCCGCTGGAACCAGAAAGATACGTACCAACTTTAGGGTCATGGATTAATTCACGGCCTTTCTCAGAAACAATGGCCATTCCGTCAGCAGGGTGCCCTCCTGAAGGGGTTCCTTTTGCATATTCAGAAGTAGTTTTTTTCTTAGGTACATGGGGTTTTAAAGTTGGAGTCGCTTTCGTTTTGCCGCCACCAAATATCCCCTTAATCCAATCAACAGCTTTTTTAATTCCGCCGACCATTTTATCCCAACCATTAAGAACCTCGCCTGTCTCCCAATTCACATCGCTAATATGATCTTTTGCTTGTGCCTTGGAAGCTTTAACGACACCCTTATGCATACTTTTGGCTTTACCAACTGCCTCGTCTCTTTTGCGTTCTGCTTCCCTGATTATTGCATCTGCTTCTTCAGCAGAAAGTGAACCTGTCTCATCACGTTCCCGAATAGCTGCAGCTACTATTTTGTTATACTTATCATTCGCTTCTTTAATTGTCCCATCTTTCGCTTTCTTACTTTCAGCTACAGTTTTGGCAGCCGTCCTTGCTGAAATAGATCCAGATTGTAGTCTTAATCTTTCCGTGATAGCTAATTGTTCTACTTCACCTTCAGACAACGTTTTAACTGCCATATCCATCATTTGTTGTTTGATTGCTGCAATTTCTGCCTTTTCTAATTGAGATGTTTCTCGTTTTTGCTCAACAGCTCTATCCGTGATTTCCTTAACTCTCGCTTCATACTTTTGAATTTTATCTAGTTTCTCTTGGTTAGTTGTTTCCATTTTCCCAAGCAATTCTTGTTCGTAACTATTGCTAAGCCAGCTACTTTCTTGAAATAAACCTTGAATGTGTTTAGTACTGTCTTCAAAATCCTTTTTTAAGTTGGCTGAAATTATGCCGCCCATTTTACTGAATGTACCTACCAAATCATCTGCCATCTGTTGTGATACTGCTTTTCCTGAATAAGCTAAGAGGTTTAATTGAACAGTAGCATCGTCATTCAGCTTTTTGTATCCTAATACTGCTTTAGCCGTTGAATCAGAAACCTTCTTACCAAACTCAGTTAACGTAGGAATCTGTTCTTCTTTAAGATGCTTATATAGCTTGTATCCACCTTGGGCAAGTAAAGTAACGCCGGTAATAGCTAAACCAACTGGACCACCAAAAGCAGCTAATCCGCCCCTTGCAAGCACTAACATGGAACCCAAGTTCTTAAAGGTTTTTGCAGCTCCAAAAACCTTAGCTCCCATGCTTGCAACACTACCTCCGCTTGTTATTGCGGTTTTACCGTACCCTAAAAGGCTTTTTCCACCTTTTAATATTTCCGGCAGGAACATTGTCGCGATTCCTGCAACCATTCCCCACTTACCGCCAAACATAGTCATGGCACTTCCAGCAGCTGTTGCTCCTCCGCGTACTGCACCCATTCCCTTTGTGGATTTCGCCATTGCGGCATTGGCTGTATTCATCTTGGTGGAAGCTACAACTGCAGAGTTGCCTAGTGTATTTACGGAAGAACTCGTAAGAATTGTTTGAGTTCGGTACTTTCCTAACCAACCTATGCCAGTAGCCAATCCACCCGATACAATTCCTATGGATTTGAACAGGGCAGCCATACCGAGTGTTATAGGTGCTATTCCGGCGGCAACCAATCCAAGAATAATCACTGTCTTTTTGGCTTCTGGACTCAAGTCAGAGAATTTGTCCCCCATTTTACCTAGCCATTCAGCTAGATCTCGAACACTCGGGGTCAATACATCTGAAACTTGAATACCAATGGATTCCATCGTCCCCATTAACGCTTCCATTGCTCCAGCGAAATTATCATTCATAATTTTAGAAGCTTTAGCAGACGCACCACTTGAGTTTTCAAGTGATTCCGTCATTTTGTCAATTTCTTTAGGACCAGCTTTCATTAGTGAAAGCATTCCAGATACCGCTTCTTTTCCCACAAGGCTTGCAAGTGTTGCTGCTTTCTGGGTCTCTGTTTGACCCTCCATAGAATCCGAAAGGTTTTCCACAAGTTTTGAAAGTCCTACGAAATTTCCTTCAGCGTCTGTAATAGCAATCCCCATCGTATCCATCATTTTGCTGTTTGCTTCTGATGGATTTAACAGCGAAAGCAAAGCAGAACGTAAAGTGGTTCCGGCTTGTTCACCTTTCATACCAGCGTTCGTCATTATACCGATAGATCCAGAAAGTTCTTCTAAACTGACACCAAGTGCTGCAGCAGGAGGTCCGGCATATTTCAACGCATATTGCATGTCTGTTATATCCGCGGCTGAAGCGTTTGCTGTTTCCGCTAAAATATCAGCTACTTCAGATGCTTTCTCCGCCTTTAAACTGAAAATATTTAAGGCTGAAGACATGACTTCAGCAGTTTGAGCCATATCGGATCCAGATGCCTCACTTGCCGCGATAATACCCGGCATTGCTCCCATCACCTGATTCGCATCATAACCAGATTTGGACATCTCTAACATGCCCGTTGCAACCTCTGAGGCAGACTTTGTAGTACTTGCGCCTAATTTAATAGCTTGGTCCCTCATTGCCCCTAACTGATCGCCTGTAGCTCCCGAAACGGCCTGAATCTTGCTCATTTCCTTATCAAATTTCATTCCTGTTTTTACAGCTACTGTAGCCAAACCTGCAATAGGAGCAGTAACGGACAAAGCCATTGTCCTGCCAAACTCGCCCATTTTATTTCCTGTGCTTGACATATTGTTTGAAAAGGTGGACATCCCCTGGCTTGCTTTGTGCCATTTAGAATTCAATGTATCAACTTTCTTAGATGTTTCATTCAAATTGCGACCGAGGGTATTATAATAAGCAGTTGCCCGATTCAAGTTAGATCCTGCTTTTAAAGCTGCTTCACTTTCAGCACCGTGTGCCTTCGCTAATTCATCATACTTTTTCTTTAATGCCTGAACCTGTTGACCTTGTAATGCATACTGCTTCCCTAATATGACTTGTTTGCTTTTTAGAGCATCAAGTGAATTCCCATATTTGCCGAACTGGGATTGGGAAGCCTTCATTTCACTTTTTACGAGATTCATTTTTTGTAAAAGGTTTTTCTGTCCTTTGTCAAAATTTGCTCCATCCAGACCGACACGAACAATCATGGAGCCAATCTCTTCAGCCATACTTCCACCTCCTAGAATACGGCGTCAATAGGAACCACTTTTTGATCTTTGAACCTATTTCTTTTTCTTTTGGCAGGTCCACTGTCCTTAATCTTTGTTAATGAGTGATTTAACAGTTCATAATAAAAGTGAATATCCATGTCATCCACATCTTTTAACGGCCACCCTCTTTTGTTTACAAGGTGATCATAAGTATTAAGTAAATCGTTATAAATTTGTTTTATTTGGCTTTCCCTAGGTTCTCTAGGGCTTCCGCTAAAAAACTATTTTCCGCCTGTTCCATATCTTGTTTCATTTTTGAATAAGGCTTCCAACCTAAGATATCTTTTCGAATAATGTCCCAAAGAACCTCATCAACTTTTCGTGCATCCAATCCATTCTCTAATTGATCAGCTGTAAATTGTTTTTCAAAAATATCTACAATAAGTTCATACTGCTCGGTCAAAGTTGCTTCCTGATCTGATTCACCCTCTTCTAAATTTTTAAGCAACTTTAATGACTTACGGTAATATTTTGCTGATACAAATGATTGCGTGAATGTTTTTTCTTGTCCTTCTATCATCAAAGTGATTTCCATATCATTCTTCTCCTCCTAATAAACAAAAATAAAGCACTACCGAAGTAGTGCTTACCATTACACGATTGGTGTATCTAATTTTGTATAATCAAAAACTTCTTCAAAAAATTCTTCTCGATAAGGAGCGAACTCTGCAACAGCAGTGTCTCCAACAATTTTAAATACCTCATCTGCATCACGACGGATAAATGTACCCTCGATTTCTTGGTTTTGGAATTCTGGTGAGTCAGTTTTTGTATTCCACTCATCAGAAGGGATAGAAAAACGGCCTTTTGTTAGCCAAACAACACGTTCATTCCCATCTGACTTATTGCCGGCAAACCCTAAAGCAAGATAAGGACCAACAGCGCTTTGTTTATATGCAATGACTCCTTTTTTAATTTCCTGACCAAGAATCTCAGCCAATACTTCCATTGGAATTTCATCCACAGTCAAACTCAATGTTGTTTCGCCAATTTGGGTCATAACATCAATTGGACCATTATCTGCGTATTGAGTTGCAGATTCTTGTGCCGTTTCTACTCCAGCTGTTATGGCTGGTGCAAATGGTTTTACAGCACCGTATGTTGCTTTTCCTTCTGAAGGATCAGTTAATAATGGTGCATACACAAGATTACGTAAACCTACAATCGCCATGTATTTATTCCTCCTCTAATCTCACTTTTGATGTATACCGCAGTGCTTTTCTCATCGCACCAGTGTTTTCTTCATAAAAAGAAGTCACCCCTATTCGTTTGAATTGGAGTGTCTTCATTATTTGATCTATTCTGTTTTGTAATATGTCTGGGTCACCTTTAGTCCATAGGTCAACTTGAATGGCAATGTCCGAAGCTACAGCTTTGTTATCCCGGTAATCTTCATCAGTATTATCCAGTTCTGCGACACGAATATAAGGGTAATCATTGGAATTCTCTTTCGGTACAAACCAACGAAAAACTTTATTCCCGACCGAATCTAATAAACCATTTTCTAAAACTGAAATGACTGGAACCTCCATATCAATCATAGTCCCAGCCCCTTTTTAAGCTCACTTTTTAGTTTTGCTTGTACATTATCTTTTGATAATCGTACAGAACGAAGCATAAATGGATCAGGTGGCATATAAATCGTACCGAATTCAAGGAAATGGGCTCGCCATGCTGTTTCCTTACTCGGTCCAACTTGAACGTGAGGAATCCCTTTAATTCGCTTAACTTCACTTACCACAATGTCATCCCTAATATGAGTATGGTTAATGTCCGAAATAGATACTTCTTTATACATTGTATCTGCGAGAATCTTGCCGCCTTGCTTTATGGCAGCATTTTGAATCCTTGACCCTTTACGGCCCAATTCAATGATTCTTTTCCGGATTTCTTCCATTCCATCGACTTCTAGAGAAGTTTTAACCACTAATCAACCCTCCTACATTGTAATGAGGTCAGGTTTTTCTTACGTGTTCCATATCGCACAGGACCAATTGTGTATTCTTCGCCTTTGTATTTCAAAAGCATCCCTGGTGTTATTCCATCTTTAGGTCGGATATTAAAAAACACTTCATTTTCCAAATGAGATACAGCAGCCTCAAATAATGCACGTCCTGTGGGTTCATAACGCTCCGCCCAGCAACTGTGAAAGGGAACCCATACCATTTCATTCAGTTTGGTTTCTGGATTTTTAATCGACTTGTTTTGGCCGATTTCAATGCGGCAATCAAGCTTCGCTGGATTCATGGTCCTCACCATTTAAAAGTTTTTCAATGTGTTCTTTAACAGTTACACGATTTTTCCCTGAAACTTCCTGATTAAGTAAAGACTCCAGCTCTTCTTTTGAAGTCTCTGTGGAAATTTCCTTTATAATGTCGGTTGCTTTTTTATCAAGGATTGTTTCTACGGCGGAATCAATTTCACTCCCAAGAAACCCTTTCTTTTGAAGGAATTCTGCTCGATCTTCGCTATCCGTCTCAAAATGGCTACCAACGGCGTATGCTTCTTTTGTATTTTTATCTATAAATGCTGATTCGACTTCATATTTCATAATAATCACCTCTTAGTATGTTTTTAATTGCAGAATAATAGACTGAAAGGCTATATTAAACTTCTCTATTTTTTGACTAGGATCACGATTTTCATATTGAAGGGTAACATAAAGCATAACAGCCACCTTATATAAGGCACTGTTCTGCTCTGTCACCCCTGCATTGGTTAAGTATTCTTTTGCGGCTTCCATTAGCAAACTAATAAGAACATCATCTTCATTACCATCAATCCGTAGATATTCTTTTACTTCACTCAATTCGGGCATATACAGCCCTCCTTATTAAACTTGCGGGACAACTTTAGCGATACGGAATGCAGATTTAAGCTTAATTTGATGATCCACATAGGCAGTCAAAACAAAATCTTCAATACCTGTACGAACATTTTTGTCGCGCTCATACAATACATCTAAATCATAGTTGAAGTGAGAATATGAAAAATCTCCTACAATCGGTTCAGAGGCTGCATCAATAAACTCAACACCTTTCCCCCAAATAGATTCAGGAGGAGCAGCAAAATAAGTGGAATTTCCGTTATTTAAGAATTTAACCACTTTTGTATAATCTGCATAGTTCATAACAACCTTTGCATTCTCACGGTAATCCTCATGTAAATCAGCAAGAGCATTTACAACAGCTTCGTAAATATCAGCACCGTTTACAGTTTTAATGGCTGTCGCACCAGTTTGGTAGAATGACATGTGCTCTTCTCCAGCTTTTGGTGTTTTAGCGAAAGCTATTTTCTTTTCTTTGGCAGCAAGACCGGACTCAAGGGCACGTTCCACACTTTGTACAAGATTTACGTTACTACCTCGGAGAACTGTCTCAGAAACAGGAGCAAACACCTTGAATTTATTTCGAGTGAATTTAACTACATCACCAGTGACCTTTAATTCTTTTGCAGTTTCTGTATCCGCGATGAAATCATCGTCATCTAAAGTAAACGAGATTTTAGGCACTTCAAGGTTCATTAAATTTGTGAAAGTGGAAATGTTACGTAATGGATTTTTGACCAATGGTTCCATAAGGATTTCATCAGACATGGTTGTTGGTAACAATTTCTCTCCTCCGGTATTATTACGATCACCAAGAACGGCCATAACATCCTTTGACACAGCCTGATTACGAATAGTCGCACGAATTAATTCAGCTTTAGCTTTAATGACTTTTTGCTTCGGGTCATTTTCTGCAGCAATTCCAAGATTTTGAATGTTTTGGTTTTCTGCGAATCTAGCTTTTTGCTCCGCTTCCAATACATCGTGTTGCTCTTTAATTACATCAAAACGAGCTTTAATGTCCTCTTTTGATTTTTGGAGGGCTTTAATATCCTCCAAGGTAGCAGTTGGGTCAATCGCCTTTTGAGAAAGTTCTCCTTCATATTTTTGGAGTTGTTGCCCAAGAGTAGCCATGTTTTGTTTTAGCTCAAAAAGAGTGCTGCCGCCGAAGTGCTGAAGGTCAAGTTTTAATAGACTTGTTACCGGTTTAAACCAATTCATTTGTAAGTTTGCGTTTTTCACATTTTTCATTCTAAAGTCCCCCTAAAATTGTTGTTAAATAAGCTTGATTAGCTACTGATTGTTCTACAATTTGTTTTCTATATGTCATTTCTTCAGCTGAAATTGTATTCTTTTGTTCAACTATAAATAATTCACCAGGAACATCTTTATAACGATTTAATAATTCAATATCGGCACATGCAATGGCATCCTTCGTTTCTTCTAAAACAGTGATATCAAAAAACTCAGCAGCTTCATTTGCATCCAGCCAATTATCTTTTCCATTAAGCAATTCTTTTACTTTTTCATCAGTTAACGTGTCGGTTCCCTTTGATAAATAAGCAGGAATGCATGTTTTTGCTTCCGTTTTGTCTAACCAATCAGCCTGTTCTCTGCAATCGACCGCATTCGCACCCCAAAGTGAGATCATAGGTTTATGGATCATTAAAAATGTATTTTCGTACATATAAATATTGTCAGCCTTCATGATTAATATGGAAGCAGCACTAGCAGCAATCCCATCCACATATGCATTTAAAACCATTCTGCTTTTCATTCTCTCGAGCTGGTTCATCATTGCTATTGTTGTAAAAACAGAACCACCTGGGGAATTGACGTACATGTTAAGTGTTTTTACAGTCATAGGTAATGCTTCTAACGATTCTTTGAATTCCGAGAGCGTTACATCTGCGTCATTCCACTTATAACCACTAATAATTGCTCCATAAATAAAAAGATCAGCTGACTTTTCGTCTGCTGATGCTTTCATTTCCCAATATTTATTCAGCTTCTTTTCCACTTGTCTTCACCCCCTTTCGTTGACTTGGGTCCATTTCTAACGGATACATGTCTCCAGAAATCCAAAGTTCATCAGCTTTTCCGCCAATTGGTGGGTAATCTTCAAGCCGCCTTACTTCATCCGGCTTCATTCCGCCACTTCTCAGCATTACCTGATATAGCTGGGTCCTAGCTGCTGTGTCACCACGAAGCAATCCGCCGAGCGTGAATTTAAAGTACAATCCGCTCTTTCTTTCCGCTACATTAAGTAACTTTCTATTAAATTCCTGTTCATATTGTCTAACTATAGGAGTAAGAGTCATCTGCACAAATTGAATCATCATCTGTTCATTTGAAGAAAAATTCAGACCCTCGATATCATTCAAGAATGATGTCGGTACATTAAATACATTGGCAACACGAGAACGAGTAACTTTTTCAGATGCCAATGTGTCAGCAGCAAAATATTTACGTTCCATGTCTTTAACGGAAACACCTGGTTCTTGAAAAAGGATCCCGCCATTTTCTTGATAAAACCGTTTAAAGTCATCGATAATACGTTGTCGTTTATCAAAGTCAACATTAGCCCCATACTCTAAAATAAAACTTTCTTTTTTCTGCATTTCAGACAGGCTAAATTCTTGAACGGATTTATCGTATTCCAATGTATTTTTAAGAACATCTATTGGACTGATACCTTGCCACCTTGAAACTCCAGTAATATGTTTAACATGGAGAATATTCATATTATGAATATAGTACGTGCCATTAACACCACGAACCTCATACCATAAACTATTGTCATCTGTATTGAGGAATGGGGTCACATAGCTTGAATCAATCGGTATTAACGCTTCGGGTTGCATTCGGATATCTCTGATAATTGCTGAATATCCGTTACCTGTTTCATTTCTCGAAACTTCCATTTTGTTAATCCAATCAAAGCCAGTCATGTTTTGATTGGGACTGTTTATGATCATGTCAGCCACATTGTTTGTAAGGGTGTCGTAGTCCTTATATAGCTTCAAGGGCAATGATGAAAGAGTATTAGCCAATCTGCTCACGACGCTGAAAATTGTTTCATTTGAAGCTAATTTACTGTTGTCTATGCCCCAGAATTTACGTCCAAACCAGGATGAAAAATCATATCCTGCCCCTTTCCAACCAGCTGCTGCACCTTTTAGAGCCATTTTCAATTTATTAGGCCATTTCAAATTCTCACCACCTTTCAATTATCCAAATAGATCACTAACAGACACAAATTCAATATCTCCATTTCCCTGAGGTGTCGTTAATATCTCCATTGTTTTAATATGAGAGTTCAACATGGCAGCAAAGCCATCGATTTTACGATAACGATTTTGTTTTTGTGGAAGCCAACTGCCGTTTTCATTTTTCTTTAACTTCACGTTGTTGATATACCACCTTAACAACCTGTTCTTATTAAAAATAACTTTCCCATCCATGAACATCGTTTCTAAATCACGAAGACCAGGTGTTAAAGTTAATGGTCCCTGCCTTACAATTTCGGTAACGAATCCATAACTTTCAAGATCTTTTACCAGCCTGTAAGCTTTGGCTGGATCATAAGCAATCTTTTCAATCGTATAAATTTTCGACTTCGCAACAAACCAATCGTAGACCTGTTCCAATTTGATATAATCCTCATCCACGATTGTTAAAAGTCCGTCTTTAGCGAACTCTAGATATGGTATTTTTTCATTATCTGCCAGCACCTTTTTTCTTGGTATCCAAGAGTGAGACAAAACAAATACCTCTCCGGTATCAAGAGGGAATTCAAGACAAGCGCTTGTGAAATCCTCGGATTCGGAAAGGTCAAAAGAACCTATGCAATTACGATTTTTCAATGTTTCAATATTAATAACCTTGTCATTGCGTTTGATTACGGAATAGTCCAGGAATGATTGCTCATCTGATTTAACAAAAAGATTCAAACGTTTCGTTATAAAGTCACTTCGTTCTGCCGGGATGTGCTTTCGGCTTTCCCATTCTTCAATAAGTGTTTCCAATTTAAGAGTTGTCCCCAAGTTAGGATTTGCCTTAATCCAGTTTTCCGGATTATCAAGGTCATCCTTTTCATCCAATTCCGCTAAAAAATAAAAACAACGTTCATCATCAATCACGCCATCTAAAACGTCCGCAGCTTTATCATAATAATCCACAAGTGGACCGTCTAATTGATACCCTGCAGTCGTTATATACAAAAGGAGTGGTTGTTTCCGCGCCCCTGTACTGTTCTTGATTACATTGATTAGCTTGTAATTTTTATACTCATGGATTTCATCAAATACACCAAAGCTACAGTTTTTACCGTCCATCTTTTTACTGTCAGTTGCCAAAGGAATAATCTTGGACATGGTCCGACCAAACCGTATCTCTTTATTAGTAGGATCAAAATGACGATTTAAGATTGGTGAAGATTTAACCATGGCCACACACTCATCGAACACCTCTTTCGCTTGTTCTTTTGAGTTGGCCAACTGATAAACCCGCGCTCCATTTTCTCCATCCTTTGATGAACTATAGAGCGATAAACCAGATACAAGTGTTGATTTACCATTTTTCCTTCCAACAAAAATAAGGCCCTCCTTGAAGCGCCTTACACCCGAATCTTTATGAACCCACCCATACAACGACCCTACAATAAAATGCTGCCAGGGTTGCAATTCTAATCGATCGTAATCGCCCTGGGATGGTTTACAGAATCTTTGAATGTACTCAACTGGACGATGGCCCTTTTCTTCATCGAAAACATAAGGGAACTTCTTCGTCCCTTGTCTTTCCAAGTCCTTCAAGTGCCTTTGACAAGCTTGAAAAACCTTTTTGGAAGTTGTGATGATATGAGAAGTTACCCCTTTGGCATATTCTGTTGTTAATAATTTAGAATCGCTCAAAATCATCACCCTTGCTGTCTTCCGCTTCTCCTCCATCAATTGGTATCACATCTGAAACTTTTCTATCTGAGGCAGGGGTGAGCTTTAACTCTGCCTGAAGTTTACGCTGCTGCTCAATAATTTTTAAGATTTTATCCACCGATTTATTATCTCGGTACATTTCTTGACTTCCATTTTTGAAGAGCTCAACTGTCCCCCGCTTTTTCACATCAGCAATCGAATCTTGTTTCATTTGTTCGAGCAGGACCATGTTATCAACCAAGATTATTGTTCTTTTACTCAAATTGTTATCAATCCGCAATTCATCAATAAGCGTTTTAAATAGGTCTTTTGCTAATTGTCGTGTAATTCCTGACTTAGGTTTGTACATCTACACCCCCCCCTCATATATAAAAATTCCAGTTTCGGTGCAAACGAAGGACCATCGTCGTTCTTTTCCTGCTTTAATTAATGATTTCAGGGGTAGGGGGGCTATCCGAATACTTTCCCCTTAGCTCCGTCATCCTCGTTTCGATTTTCCTTTTAATATCATCAATTATCCGATTAAAATCATCGATATGATTCACAGTGCCCTTTTTGTAAATCTTCTTTAATTTATTTTGATGCTGCCTAATGTAATCATCCGTAATGAATGCAAAAAACTTTGTTTGACAATGAGTACAAGTGAAGAAAGATTCCCTTATCCCTTTGCCATGGTTCTTCTCTTGCAGATCAACCACGAAGGTGAGCTTACAGCTGTCGCACTGGCTATCCATCCCTACCACATCTCCTCATTCGCTTTACTTGTCACAACCCTGATCCTCTTGCTGACCTTGACTGCCTTCTTACTCCCTCTGTCCGGATGCTCCCCGTTATGACATGGGTTGCAAAGACTCTCCAGGTTATCAATGTCCAAGGCCTTGCTCTGATCTGCTTTGTATTCAATGATGTGATGGACCATGTCTGCAGGTGTGATCCGTTTCTTTCTTAAACATTCCTGGCAAAGATGATTGTCTCTTGCCAATACAATAGCGCGGCACTTCTTCCAGGCAGCAGAGTTATAGAACTTCTTGGCTTCTTTATCACGCTTGTATTTATTGTAGTGCTTTTGAGAATTCATATTATCCCTCATTCGGATAGTATCTTTTATACTTTGTATGCATATCTTAAAAACAACTAAATATCGGAGGTGGCCACCATGCTTATAATTGTGAAGCTTACTTTTCAAGAGCTTCTTTTTGTAATCGCTTTGATTCATTTCCTTTTTTGATAAAAGAAGGAGGCAATGCTGGAAACAGCGTTGTCCTAAAGCGAAAAACAAATAAAATTATAAGTTAGTGGCTTTTTCTATTCGTGTTTTCCAATTACATCCCGAAGAACACGGTTCTTTTATCTCACTCTTCTTTTATTTTGATACATTTTCTTTTAGTATCACTTTGATGAGAGTTATAAATAAAATTATTAACTATTGCTTTTAATCTTCACCCTTATCTCCTTCTTCCTAATTAATCTGGTATCATAATAAAGTTAAATCCATTTATGAAGGTGATCAGCATTGACTGAAGAAAAATACAATGGCTATGACACAACCGTTATTTACGACTACAATGAACATCCTGACATTAAAAGTGGTCGATGTGACAATTGTGATATGGCACAGTTTAAAAGTTCCGTTAAGGACTTTGTCTATATTCGTGAGTGTCGCAATTGTGGCATGAAGAAAAGTATCTGACCCTGTGATGGGTCATTTTTTATTTCCCTCACTCTTCCTCTTCTCCTTGGTAATAATCTTATTAAGTCCTTATGCCTTTGTTTAGGTTTATTAATTAACATATAATTAGAATAAAAATCAAAGGAGGAATGGCATATGAATTTTGAAATAAGAACGCCCATAAATACTACGCTCAATCCTGATTTGAATAATAGACTCCATCACTTAGCTGATAAAAGAAATATACCCATTGAAAATCTTTTGGATAAGGCTGTAGAGCTAATACTTGAGTATATGGAGAGCCATGATACTCTTAATGAACATGTCAAGGAGAACAATGATTTTGCGATTAAAAAAAATAATGAAATCATTAAAAAAGGTAGAGAATTTATTGATAAAATAATCGAACCTTAAATAAAAGAAGCACTTGCCATTGAAGGTAGAGTGCTCTTTTCAATTTCATTATCAACAGGTTTCATAATTCATTTCCTCCTGACAGATCCACCAACTCTTCTGTAAGTATCGCGATTCATGCCCATTAACTCCTCAACATCTTTGAAACTTAATTCCTTTTTCCTCTTAGGCTTGGATTCAGATTTCCTCTGCTTGCTGCCTTTTCTAAGTTGATTGAACTTCTGAATATCCGATTTAGATAAATGGTCAGCAAACTTCATCTTAATCATCCTTCTTAAATTAATAAAAGACAGTTCAGAGGGTTTTCTTTATATATTTTCTTTAAAGATTTTCTTTAGGATTTCTGCTCTAATGAAGGAAAAAATTTCAGAGTACTGCGATTCGAGTACTCTAGCGTACTGCAATCCGAGTACTCTGGCGTACTGCAATTAGAGTACGCTGAACACCGTACTGCAATCCGAGTACGGAACATTCGTTTGTATAATTATTGGCACAACAAAACAGCTAAAGGTGCATAGACAGAAACACTTATCAGGTGTTCCCCTTTGCACGACTCCCTTCCGGCTGGGACATTAGCTGCTTTATTGAAGCAATAAAAAAAGCAACCAGATTATTGGTTGCTTGAATTTATCATTTTAACTTTTCTAATACCTGGTCAATGTGTTCAATGATTTTTCTGTTATATTTTATTTTAAATTCTTTATACTGAGTTTCTTCTGTCATAGCTGGTATGACGTCAATTAATTCTCTTTGAATCTTATCAATGTAAAGAAAGTCGAAAGACTTCCTGTCTTCATCAGAAATTTCCTCATTCATCGAAGCTTTGGTACTACCTAAAATACTTTGCCTTATATCCAACCCTCTATATCTAATCTTTAAATCTGATTCTTCATTTTCTAACTTAATAATTTCTTCCAGTAGTTCTTCTTTATATTTCCTGTGTTCATCTAAAAAAACTTCTAACATTCGCCTCACTCCTTCTGTCCTATATATTTCGACAATTTGCAGGATATTCCTTTTTAATCGACGAATAAATGTAAAAAAAGGAGGTGATATATTCATGAGTAAATACCTAAAGCCAGGTGAAAAGTCACAAAAGTCGGGCCAATATGAAGTCGTAGGTCCAAGAGGCGGATCGAAAAACCGAGAAATTACTTCGGTTAAGGGAGACAGGCTTCCTCCTACACAAAATCCTAATGAACGATACAGAATGGTCGATCCAACTAAACATAAAAAATAATTATGCTGTGGATATCAGTTTCCTGGACTGATATCTTTTTTTTACAAAAACGACGACACCATCTGAGTGCCGCCCTGTTTTCTTTATTCTCGATAATATAAATTTAACACGTATTTCTCCTAACAACACACATTGTACCCTCAAATTATCAATAGTTTTTTCTAATGTTTTCCCTAATTCCCTCGTACTTTATTTGCTAATATTTTTACTAGATTTTATAATTCAATTACATATATTGTGAGAGGAAGGTTACCCATGCCAATCTATGAGTATGAGAAGAATGGGAAAACTGCCTACTATTATGCCTTTGAAGTGAAGGACACAACAGGCAAACGTAAAACGATTAAGAAGCGCGGTTTCACTGGAAAGAAAGAAGCAAGAGATGCAGAAGCAGCTGCCCGGACAGAATGGTTAAAAGGCAGTTATATAGATCCCTCTAAGATTACCTTCGGTGAATACATTCAAGAGTGGTTAGATAATAAACAAGATATCTCCCCTGAAACAAGACATACAAACAACGGCCACCTATCCAATCATATTATCCCTGAGCTTGGTCACATCCCTTTACAAAAGGTCAGCGTGACTCACATTGAGCGCCTTATCAAGGCTTTACAGGATAAAGAACTGGCTGATGGTACTGTCCGTAAAATATACAATTTGATTCATACTTGCTTTAAAACAGCAGTAAAAAAGGAATTGATCATTAAGAACCCGTTTGATCTTTTAGATAAAGGTTCTAAACCTCGGACCAGTAAACCTAAAATTGATTACTGGACAACTGAAGAGGTAAAGCAATTTCTCGACAAGATAGACGGCCGTTACCGTATATTGTTTATCTTGGCGATTTATACAGGCATGCGCCGCGGCGAGCTTTTGGGCTTACGTTGGAAGGATATCAACTTTGAAACTTCCCAAATACGAATCAGTCAGTCATTAAAGGCTCGACAAGGCCTAATTAAAGGCGTTAAGACAGATTCAGGCTACAGGTCTATTACTGTCGCACCGACCGTTATAAACGAGCTTAAGAAGCACAGGACGATGGTTCTTAAAGAGAAGTTAGCCTGTGAGGATTATGAAGATTATGACTTAGTGGTTTGCCAAGTGGATGGCCGCCCGCGTGCTTTAGGAACTTTCGACAGGGATTGGAAAAGGGTGTTGGAACGAACGGAAATGAGAAAGATCCGTTTTCATGATTTGCGGCATACATGCGCATCCTTGCTATTCAGTGCAAATGTTCACCCTAAGATCGTCCAGGAACAATTAGGGCATTCCTCTATCAAAATTACCTTAGATACCTATTCTCATATGATGCCAAACATGCAGGCTGATGCAGCAAAGGTTCTTGAAAAAATGCTGAACAATTACTCTTAA